CCATAGTATAATCCTACCTTGTAACTGCGCCCCCGTCCCCGATCACGTCAGTGACCTTCTTGAACGGGGGGAATGAGAACATTAGAGCGCCGAATCGACACGCACACGAATCACGCCTTCGCCTTGCACGCGGGTGGCCCCAGCGGTCAGGCAGGCGTAGGACTGGACGGCATAATCTTTATCCGCCCGCTCACTGAGCCGGGCCATGATGTCTTTGCCGACTACCACGCCCATCGCGTTCTTCTGCCACGCGAAACAATACTTGTCCGTGCTGGCAGCGGTGGGCAGCCGGTTGGACATGATCCACTGAAAGCCGCACCACGTATTGAGATCGCCCTGGACGAGCGCCTTGATGGAGTTGTAGTCGCTCGACGCCGCAATTGGGGCCGTCGAGGCGCTCAGGAGTTGTGAGAAGACCGCCGGAATCGCCACGAAGTAGCGTTCGTCGGACTCCACTTCGTTCACGTCCAGCATCTTCTTCACGGCCATCACGTTGGGCGTGGTGATCGCGGCACCGGAATAGTCTGGATCGCCGTCGGTCCCAGAGCGGGCTGCGGTGTAGTCGTTGGCGAAGGTCACGGCGGTCGCCCCCGATTCGCCACTCGCGGCATCCGCAGTGAACGACGTGATGATGAAATCGTCATACGCCCGTTGCAGCGCCTGCGCGGCGGAGATGGCGTACTCGCTGTTCGGGTCAATTAAGAGACGGATCTTGTCTTGCTGATCGACCAAGGCGTTCCACACGTAGTCGCCAGGGACCACCATCCGACGGCTATGGATGGGGTCCAGCAAGATGGTGTCCGCATGACGGGCGGACTTCAGGACAGCGGCGGTGGCTCCCAGGCGCTCATAGAAATGCGCCTTGCCCGTGAGCGATTCCTCTCTGGTTTTTCCTCTGAGCTTGCTGCCCTTCTGTTGATACAGATGCGTGACGTTGGCTTTGAACTGTAACACACGTGCTTGATCGACAGAATCGTAGGCTGCCATAATAATAACCCTCTCTCAAACGCACCAAGCAGTCGTGCCTTAGTGCTGAATATCGACACCACAGTGTTGCGGTGGATTATCCTCAACGAGGGTCCAGCCTTGCCCGTGTCGTGGGCCGTCCGTCCGGTCTTGCCCGAATGTAGCGAGGGCGCGCTGCGCTTATCTCGCCGTCGTCAATTCCAACACCGCTTGCCTGAGCTGCGCCATGCGGGTCACGGCAGAATCGTGTCCCGGATGCGCCTTGTTCCAATAGGGACCGTTTACGTCGCCCATCACCTTATCGACTTCCGCCTGCATGCTCATCACCCCGCCGTCTTCGGAGAGTCCTTCGCGTCCTCCCACGATCAAGCCCTCCTCCAGCAGGTCCTTCCCCATCTTGGCCAGGGCCTTGACGAAGCGCGGATCGTTCGACACGCCGGAGGCGTCGAGCGCCGCTATGGTGTCCGCATCAAAATAGGTGGCGGCGGTGCGGCGCGAGAGGCCCAACATCTGTTTCGTCGCGGCCCCCCAGTCCTTATCGAGCGTCTCCATGCACGTATTGAAGGCGGCGACCTGATCGACGGAGTTCGAGAGCGAGCGTTGCACCTCATACTCCGTCAGGCCTTGCACCTGTTCCTGCGTGAGTCCGAGCTTGTGCGCCACGCCTTTGAACGCCTCCGCCTTCGCCGTATCCCACGGGACGCCGGAGTCAGCCGCCGGGGCAGGAATGTTGTAGGCGTCAGGGGTCGCGGGCCTGCCCAATTGCGCATAGACCTTCTCCATCTTCGCCGCACGGTCTGCCGGCGTATCCTTCTCGGTCGGGAGTCTGAGCGAGCCTCCGATCAGCTTCTCCGCATTGACGAGCGATTCCGCCACCGCGCTCACGTCCTTCCCCTTAAAGTTCTGGAGCGTCGGATTGGCCTTGAGTCCCTCCGGCAATCCCTCGAACCACGAGGAGGAAGGCAGCGGAGCGGTGCCGCTCAAGAGGTCGGCGGTGGCCGCCGGTGCCGGAGTCTCCGGTGATGCCGGAGCGTCTGTTGTCAGCGCCGATTGTCCTGCTACAGGATCAGCCATAGTGATTCTCCTCCAATGAATAGGTGTCGGTGCGTGGATCGTGCGCGAGCGCGATCAGTTGATGAATGGCGGCGACGACCATATGCGCCCCGATGTTCACATGGGAGGCAAAGGGGTCGTCGGCCACAAACATATTCTTGCCGTAATACATCCGGTCCAGTTCCTTGAGCACGGCCTGCCCGCTCGCGGTTGCAAAGGTGGTGGCAAACTGCTGCGCCATTTGCAACTCGTCATGCGTATAGGTCATGGTGGCCCTTGCGCGGGAGGCTGTGTCATCCCGGCCGCCTGCGCCGCCTGCGCCATATTCTTCACGTTCCCCGATTGCAATTGCCCCATCTCCGCCTCGGCGCGCTCGGCCTCCGCCTGCTGCCTGACGGCCCTGATCTGCGTCCTCGCATCCAGGCTCCGCAAGAGTTTCGCGGGCACCCCGTTCGTCTCCGCCATGGTGCGAAAGGTCGCGTCGGTATCGAGGTTATCGACGACATCGGGCGAGGCGGCGGCGAGCGGCCCAGCCACCTGGAGCGTCCGTTCGATTGCGACCACGGTGCTCGTGCGCTGTACGCGCGTGAGGGGCGATTCGTATTCGACATCGATCGTGGCGAGCCCCTGCGCGTGCGCTTGGAGCACGAGGGCAGGCGGGGGAGGGATCTCTCCTCCTGCCCACATTTCGTCAAAGACAAAATTCAAGAGTGGGCGCGCGTACTCTTCCTTCAAGCGTCCCAGTTGCGGTCCCAAACGCCGCTGCATGATTTCCAGCAGGCTCTGAATCTCGAACGCGGTCATATAGGGTTTGTTCGGGAGCTGGATCTGATCGGCAAAGAAGGCGTTCCGAATCATCTGTCTCAGTTGCTCCTCCGCGAACTGCGCCACATCGAACTTGGCTGAGGTCTGAAACTCCCGCACGGCGTCGAGATTACGCACGACCGTTCTGGTGCCCGCCGTCATGCGGAGCTTGCCGATCACCCCGTCGTCCACCGTCAGGATGGGCGGATCGATCGCCTTGGCCCATTGCTTAAAGCGCATTTCGACCGCGCGATTCAGCGAGGCCGTGTCGGGATAGGCCACGTCGCCCTGGCCCGTACCGTACTCCTCGTCGGAGGCCTTGTCCCAGCGTGGCACGAGATAGCGGAAGTTCCGGTAGGACGTGGCCCCCAGCTCGTGCTTCTGCTCCTTTTCAAAATAGCGCGATTCGAACTGCTGTCGGTCTGAGCGTCGATCACCGAACGGTTGCATCGTATGGAGGATCGGCACCATTTCGTCAGGCTGCCGCTCCGCCTTTTCCTTGACCTTCTCGGACGTGCGCCCAGGCCATTGCTCGGCCACGGCATGCGCCGCCAGCGTAAATTCGCGCGAGAGCGTTTTGATCGAGCCGTCGAAGTCTTCCGAGAACACATATTTGCCGATCGGCATGGTGCGAAAACGCAAGCCGCCGAACCCTCCGGTCGGCGCAATCATCGATTCCATCCACATGCAGCCGGTGCCGAAGACGACGAGATCCTGATAGAGCTGGTTCGATTCGCTCCCGAAGTTCGATTGCTGAATGGCGAGGAACATCCTGATGGCCACTTCCTCCAGCCACATCTGCGTGTCCCAATCGTCGTTCAAGGGCTGATAGCGCATCTTCAAGCCGAAGAATTGAAACTCGGTGGAGGTAAAGGACCCGGAGAGGGCGGAGGCCAAATCGTGCGAGGCTTGGAGCGCGGTGCCGTCGAAGAGCTGCTGCGTCCGTGGCGTGCCTGGGGTATAGTGCCAGCGTATCGACGCGCGCGATGGACGCATGAGATGCGCGAGGTTCTGCCATTTGGTTTCGTAGGTGCTGCGCCGCTGGAGGAGTTGCTCGTAGCGCACGAAGCGGCGGGTGTTCTGGTCGGTCGTGAGCGTGGGCAAGGCCATCAGCCGAGCACCGACTTTCGTGCGGCGGCGGGCTGCAACGTCGCCACGCTCGTCGAATCGGCGCCGGTCTCGAAGCTCCCAAGCGCGGACGATCGACGCTTGGCCGAACGTGCGCGGCGCGCCTCGGCATCGGCGGTGAGCACGGCGTTCGCCGCAGCATCCGCCTGCTGCGAGACATCGATGGAGGAGGTATCGACGCCGGGCGGCTTGGGGTACTTGTTGGCCGCCAACAGTCCTAACCCTCCGGCTCCGATCAGTGCCGGGCCAAGGGTTGCGCCTGCGACGGGCACAGACAGCAACGACGCGCCCCCCAGCGCGGCGAGCGCAGGGATGGACTTGCCGGGTCTTTTGATGGCCTGGCTGATGGTCTTCTGTGGGTGTGTCACGACATCGGCGGCGGTCTTGGCGACGGTTTTGACGGCTCTCCTCGGTGCTCCCCCCATGGCTTACGTGCCTCCCGTCGCGGCGTGGCGCACTTTCTTCTTCTGCGCCTGCTCCGTCGCGTAGAAGACCTTTTTGGCCTTCTTCGCTCCATACTGTGTTTTCATCGCGGCCATGACCTTCTCTCCATGACCACCATAATGTTTCGACAGGGGCATCCCGCCACACCTCGTACAATTTTGTACAGTCTCTACTCCGGAGAGGGAATCGTTGTCAAGAACAAATGTCAGCGCAGAAACGGCTGATCGTACTGAGGCTCCGTGTCGAACTCGGATTCGTACTCGCCGATCCGGTCCACCATCGGATCGAAGGCGGTTTGATAAAAGTTGGCGATGCGCTCCACTTTCCTATCTTTCAACCCCAGACAGAGCGTGGCCAGTGCGTCGGCGCAATGCGACGCCCAATTATGATGCGGTTTGTTTTCGTATTCCTGCTTCTCCTCGTTGTACTTCTTATGATAGCTGGCCAGGCAATCGGTGCCGCTATGGCCCCGGTAGCGGACCTTCCCGGTGGTGGCGTCGTGAAACGTCATGCGTGGGAACAACCGGCGCACCACGCCAATCGATTCGTTCACATCCAGCTTCGGGGTGCGGACGACGGAGACGCCCACGTCCCTGAAGGCTTTGACGACGATCTCCTCGGCGCTCTTGCCGGTGCCCCATTCCGTCTTGGCCGCGTCGTGCGGAATAAAGACGCGCTCATGGCGCCAGGGATGGGCCATGGTCTGTTGAAAATAATGGAAGAAGTCCTCGCCGGAGGATTCGTAATAATCGATCAAGCGGATCTCCTCGCCCAACAGTTGCGCGTACCAAATCGCCGTTTGATCGTCCACCCCCAAATCCCACCCGCTCACCACCGGATGCTTCGGGTCGTAGGGATAGAACCCCACGCGGTCATCGAGAAAGGCCTGCGAGAGCAATCTCCCGTAATAGCTCCCCTGCATCGGCGCATCGAAGGACGTGTAGTATTCCTGCTGCGCCAGGTCCGGGTCCATGCCCTGTTCGATTTCCTGCTCGACGAAGGCGGGGGTAATGACGGGCGTGATCCCGTCGTGTAAGGTCGTGGTGGTGATGTCCAGGTGCGAGAGGAACCAGTCGTTCGGATGCTCTTTCGCCGTTTGATAGAGCCGGTATCCGTGATTGCGCCCGCGTGGGGTATAGAGGAACCAGGCCCACCCGCCGTTTTCAGCGAGGATCGGTCTCGTGAGGTCCCAGGCGAGCGGGTTCTGCACCGGATATTCGGTGTACAGACACCCCACCGGATTCACCCCGATCAGGTTCTGATTGATGTTGTCGGTGCCGACGAGCTGCAAAATCGACCCGTTCGTGAACTCCAACCGCAGATCGGTCTCGTTCTTCCCCTCGGTCCCCGGCTTGAGCAGCTCCTTCGGAATGTAGTCGAGGAACGGCGTGCCCTGCTTGTCCATCCCCTTCCACACGATCTTCTTCGCCAGCGAGAAGGTGGGGAAATAATAGTTGTAGAGCCCGACCCGCTTCAAGGCCCCCATGACCAGTAACTGGAGCCCGTGCAGGTCCTTCCCGTGTCTCCTCGGCCATATACAGACTCCTCTCAACACCCCGTTCGCTCGTGCCTTGAGCGACGGCAACTGATAGGGACGCGGGACGAAGGGAAAGACGATGTTCTCGCCACGCCGCGCCATCTTACGGCTCCACGCGCCCTTCCACCTCAATCGTCTGAGCCGGTGTGTCGTCCGGGCACATCCAATCAGGCAGCTCCAGCTTATGCACCACCGTCACCGTCTGCTTGGCCGGCGGGGCCTTGACCCCCACCATCTCGTCGATCGCCCGCGCCGCGTCCAATTGCACCCGATAATCCGGCTGCACGCGCTCGTCGCACACCACCCCCCGTGACGCAAAGTATTGTACGGAGTTCGCCTCCATCAGCTGCAGCTTCTTCTCTAACGACTTCTTCGCCAATTGGGCCAACCCGTCCTCGCTTAATCCCGCCAGTTGTAAGAGCCGGTCCCGTGGCGCCTCCCCGATGGGCTGATACCCCGCCGGAACCGGACGCTCCTTGAGCCGCTCCCCCGCCTTGCGCTTCGACTCGGAGGTTGACGCTTTGGGCGAATTCGGGATGCGCAATGAGCCTGAAGTAGGCGAGTTCGGAGGGATAGCAGACGCGGAC